TCATTCCTTTTGCACTCTTTATCAATGCACCTGTAGACCCCATGCTTGCATTAATTTGATCCTGCATGGATTTCTCTTCAGTCTTAACTACTAAATTCTTTTTAGCTTGTTCAGTAGCCTGTAGTGCTAAAGCGTATGTCTGTCCTGCTGGTTTTAACCTAGCTAAAGCGTCTTGTAAGTCTCCTTCCTTAATAGCTTGTTTAGCTTTTAAAGCTTGTATGTCTTTTTCTGCGTCTTTTCTAGCAGTTCCTTCTAAGTCTACTGAATCAGAAATTTTTTGCTCAATTTCTTCCTGGAGTTTTAAAGCCTGACGATTAAATTTATTTACCCTTACTGCTAGCCCTACCTGGTCATTAGCTAAACCTATTTTAGAGATTTGTGCTTCTCTTAACGCATTTTCAAGGTTTATTTCATCCTTGAGTATTGCTTTGGATATATCCCCTGAACGTCCTAATGCAACAGCGTTTTGTTCGGAAGCTGCTGTAATACTTCTTGCTACTTTTAATAAAGCCTTATCAAAGTCGTTAGTTCTCTGCTTAATCCCAAGGTGTTCCTTTAGCTCTTGTCCTAGAGTACGGTTTTCAACTGTAAGTAGAGCAGCAAGTTCACGAGCTTTATCAGCATAAGAGTTATTCTCTTGCTGAATTTTGCCAGTTTCTTTTTTCTCTGCCTGTAATTTTTTCTCTTCTTCGGAAGTAGCCATTTAGCGGGTTGCTTTATTATAAATAGGAAAGGCCTCTATTAGTTAGAAGCCTTTGTACTATAAGATGGTGCCTTTATATTTGGGCCTGTTGGCATTGATTGTGAATTAGTTCCTTTAGATTTAGAAGCTTTAGCTTCCTCTTCATAATACTCTTGTATTTTCTGGAATGTAAACTTACGTAGCCATATCGGCATATTAAAAACAGTATCCCAATCGTATCCTCCTTTTCCATGAAATACTATCTCATGTACTTGATTGTAGAAGTTTACCCTATATGTTTGCGTCAGGCCAAAGAAATGTAACGCCGATGGGTATCGACACGCCCTCCTCTACGTCTTCTGGGTAGAAAGTCATATCAACATCTGGTGATATCTTTTCTATATGTTTTCTAAATTCTCTTGAATCTCTAGCTAAAAATCGATTATCAACGAATTCTCTAATTTCTTTAGTATCTTCGCTTCCATCTACAGCTAATATCATATACTTTAAACGAGTTGATAATTCAGCTGATGATTCTTTGTTAATCTTTTGTAGACCTTTAACTTCAGTTTGAACTTTTTGTTCATCTCCGTGAGTTAAGAGTTTAAACTTAATTACTGTACCTGTAGCTGGTGCTTTCCATTCGAATTCGTTCTTACCGTCTTTAAACTGATCTTCATCTACTGTCTTATTATTAAGCAATGATAGATCAATAACTTCTTTTCCGGTACCGTATGAAAATTCGTAATCTTTACCGTAACCTAAGATACGTGCTGCAATTAATAGAGCATTTTTATCCCCTATTAATAATGTATTGTATTCTACTTTCTTATCTACAATAAGAGCTTGAAGTAATTTATCAATTACGACCCCTCTTTCGATAAAGTTCTGATTAGTAAGAATATCCTCTTCTTTTGCAGTCATGTACTTCATCTCTAGCTTTCCGGATGCTAAAGGTGAGTCTTGAGGATAAAGTAACCCTTTTGATGGTAACTCTACAATTTCACTTGGAAATTTGTTTGTTTGTGACATAAATTTATTTAGTTATAACTGTTATAAATATAAATATAAGAAAAAAAAACTTTAGAACCAACTATAAACCAAAAAAAAAAGCCCTACGTTAGTAGAGCTTCTTTATATATAATGGTAGTAAACTTATTTTTAGTAATTCAATACACAGTAATCCATTGCAACTGTAATTGATAATTCAGCTACATCAGATGTTGCCCAATCGAAAGAACCTTGTGCCATATTAACTATGAAAGCTCCTTTTATTACCCACTCACTAACTACATCCCCTACAGGGCCTAATATGTTAAGTGTTAAATCTTTTTTGTAAAAATCTGAATATCCTGCTCTTCCTGTTACAGATTCGTAAGATAAACGAGCCCAGTCCATTACTGCTTGTGCTCCAGAAGGTGTTATTGGATCATATAGAGTCAAGTCCATATTTTCCCAGCTTCTTTTTCCTCTTATCTTTCTATAAGAGTTCATGTGGTCTAATTTTACCTCTTCATCGGTAAAAGAAGGAGCTGTTACATTTTTAATCATGAATGATGGAATTGCATCAATATACATGATAAATCTGTTTTGTACCTTCGGTTCGAAGGCTTTGAACATTATTTCGTTAGGATCTAGTACTGCCATTTTATTGTTTGTTTATTATAAATATTCGACTTTTAAATTATGCTGAGAAAGTTGCGCCTGTTGGTTCAATTGTAAAGTCTAGTACTACGAATTCAACTGTTTTAGCTGGCTGAATAAATACCTGTCCTATTAATTGATTTCTGTCGATAGTGTCTGACGTATTATTACTGTCATCCATTACAACTCTAAATGCATACAATCCTTGTCTCTGAACAACTGATTCTAGGAATGGTGTTACTGTAGCTAAGAAACTATTTCTAGTTGCAATTGTATTCTGTTCGAATACTAAAGTTTTAGCTGTATCTCCTAAGAATTTTTTAAGTTCAATAAGCAATCTTCTAACATTAACTCTGTCTAACGCTGATTTCTTCTTTTGAAGAGTCTTTTGACCGAATACTGATATTCCACTTCCTGGGAATGTAGCGATTGGGTTAACGTTAGCACTGTATAATGTGTCTCTTTGTGTTCTTGTTAATTTTCTTTCTGCTTGGATTACATTTCCTAACCCTCCTCTAGTAAGACCTGCTGGTGCAAACCATGGTGCTGCTGCTCCATCTGTAAAGGCATATACTCCTGGAATAACAACTGATGCTGGTATCCATTCGCTTTTACCTGTAGCTGATTGAGTCTGTAACCAAGGCCAGTAACTTGCTGCGTAAGAAGAATTAACCGTCTTAGCTGTTGCTGTTGCTTCTGTTACGTTAGCTCCGAAGTTTTGTAAATCTACTACTGCGATATTATCACCTCTTGATTCTGCTAAGGAGATAATTGAATCTAATTGAACTTTGTGTGTTCCAAATTCATATATAAGGCCTGGTGCAGATATAATATTAAATACGTACTCGTCTTGATTTCCTAGAATCGAGATAGCATTTGCATAATCTGTTCCTACTATACCTTGAGTTCCTGCATCGGCTATGTCTCCAAAGTATTTATTTTGTGCTAGTGTTGTTGAAACGTTAACTCCAGTTGCTCCATCAAATGCTCCAACTTGTGCTGTTGGTAGAGATCCAGAAGCTGCTGCTACTCGAATTGACCCATCGTTACCTAAGTAATCTAATGTTTGGTTTACTGAGTTTTGTTTTACTGTAATGTAATTAGACTTATTAACATATTCTCCAATTGTATTAACGTAGTATTGTGCACCGTCGTTAGCTTTGGTTTTATATTGATTACCAATTACTGATTCAATGTACCCTCCTGAGTTAGGGTCTAATGATAAATCATTCCATGTTTCAAGAACGATTTTGTTTTTTAAATTGTCGTCTCCACGTCTTACTAAAAGACCGAAAGTTCCAGATTCGTTATCTATGTTTATTACTTCGATTCTAACGTTATCAGGTGATCCATTTACTAATGAACCGTCTGTGTTAGTTGAACCTGAAGAATTGTAAACTGTACCTTTTCCTAAAGTGTTTAATGCGAATGGTGCAACTGCTCCAATGGCTGCTGCAACTGGTGTAGATTCTGCTACTCCAAATGTTCCATTTACTACTCTAGTTACGATTACTGAATTCCCACCTTGGTTGAAGTAAGATTTTACAGCAATTGAAGTTAAAAATTCTTGTTTTGTAGATCCTGAAGTAAAGGTAGTACCGAAGATGTTCTGGTATTGTCCGTAAGAAGTAACCTTTGTAGGTATTTCTACAGGACCTTTTACTGCTGGTCCAATTATTGCTGCCCCTGCTTCAATAGCGGATGGTGCGATAAAAGAAATGTCGTTTTCTCTTGCAAGTACGCCTGGGGAAATTAATGTTTCTGCCATGTTTGTAAAGTTATATTATTGAGTACTCTTATAAATATCGTCATTATACCTAAACCGTATTTACGTTCGCAGTATTATGTACCGTTAATAAATAGAGTCTTAAATGTGGAAAAATTAAGTTAATGGTAAAAAAGTTTTAGTATCTAAATCAATCTTTCCTTTTCCGTATACATCTTCAAGATGTGCTCCTAATTGCTGTGCTTGGATATCTGTTTGATCAGAGAACTCAATAGCTTTTCTTTTTCTTTTTTTGAGAGCTAATCTCTGTTGTTCTATTTCACCTAGCTCTTTTATAAATACACTCTTTCTATCGGCAACGGTATTTATTGCTGTAATATGTTCTTCTAAAACTATGATTGGTTTAATCTCCATCTTTTTTACTTTAAATTAGTACTGATTCATTATAACTGCTAAAGAGTATGCTATGCAACTCGGGGTATGTATTTTCAAAACTCTGATTACGTCTTTTATCTAATTCAACATTAATTTTAAAGAAGTTTTTAAATTCTTTTGGATTATGTTTATAACTTTTCATATGATTAATAAGAGTGCTGTATTCCTTCCTAGTTTTATCACTCATTTCCATATTATCAATAATTTTTTCAATTTTAACTTTTGCTTCTTCTGGTATTATAGAGCTATCGAAGTACTTAGGGTAGAATAGTGGGTTCTTATAAATTCGTATGTTATGCGCTTCAGACCAATGTGATATGCTCTTAAAATCTAATATATTAAAAATTTGATGAGTAAAACATATGCTAAACTCAAAGTTATTATACTCTTTTGTGGCTTCTAACCACTTCTCCATTGTAGCTTCTGTTTTTGGCCACTTGGCAGGATATCTTACATAGTCAAAACCTTTATCCGTTCCGTCTATACTAAATGATATGTCTGCATGTTGGAATTGTTTTAATATCTCGACGTACTCTTGCTTAAATAGAGTACCGTTAGTATTAAAGTGTACACTTTGAAATTGTGCATGTCCGTCTTCAATAGATTTCTTAAGTATGTCCCATTGTTTTTTCATTAACATTGGTTCTCCTCCGTATAAATCTAAAAACTTAACATACTTTAAATTATCTCTAATTTCTTGCCAGATAGCGCTTTCATCTCGGAATGGAGCTGAGTATTTATTTGCTTCGTAATCTAAATCATGTTTATTGAATGGTTTAGAGTTTGGATATTCAATACTGCGTGCTAAGTTATGTTCTGTTTTCCAGTTAACGCTTGCTCCTAAGTTACACATTCTACATGCTAAATTACATATGTTACCTAGATTAATTTCAAGTAAATATGGCTTATTAACTTCATTGTTACCGTCAACCTTTAAATTATCTCTAATACGTTTACTTTTCTCTCCAATCTCTTCTTCTTTCCAGCAGATTTCACATATAGGGTGCTTCTTTCCTTCTTCAAATGCTTTTCTTAGTTCTTGTAATGTAGGAGACATAAAAGCTTCTTCAAATGTATGAGTCTGTATGTTCATACGACGTCCACTCTCATCCCGGAACTGTGACTCTTTAGCAACACAGCAGGGATGGAATGTTCCATCGGTAGCAATCCTAAGACTGCTTTCTAAATTTACACATTTTAGGCTCATACTACAGTTAAATTATGTCTTATATTGTTAACCATTGGTAATGCTCTGTACATCGTCAGTAGATCATTATAGTTAGGGTGTTCTGGGTTACCTACATCACATACTGTGAATTGCTCATCAGACATTGTTCCCCAATTTACTACCCTATTATAAAATACACTCCAATTTTTACCTTTGCCGCTAAATATAGAAGCTGCAAGGTTATAAAACCCTTCCATCTCTGTATAATTTGTGTCCTGTACTACAAAAGACAGGGTTATGCTATTAAGAGAGGGTATATTAGCAATATACTTTAAATTCTCTAAAAGAGGATCCCATTTACCTCCTAATCTAGTTTTATTCTCATAAGTATCTTTAGTGCAGGCATCAACTGATATCTCACAACTTTTTACCAGTGAGTGTATATTAGGCATTCTTTCCCAATTTGACTTGTTCCACAATGTAGCATTAGTATGTAAATGTATAGAATGTAATTTAGGGTATAGAGAAGGATCAAACCTCATCATCCACTTTCTAAACGTTCTAGAAAAGAATGGATCTCCTGATCCTGTACATTCAATATGTTTTAATCCCTCTCCTAATTGAGTCTCTATATTATTTATTAATTCTTCAGTACGTACCCTCTCTTTACCTTCGTAGTTTATAAAATTAGTTCTACATGAAGGGCATTTTAAATTACAGCTCTGGTCGAAATTAAATTTTAAACTAGTTGGTAACTTATCTTTAAACTCTTTTCTTCTCTTTAAGAAGTCATCTCGATGTATGAACCCTTCTGTTTTTCCTTCTTTTAAGCCTGTTAACTTTGGGCATCTAGATTCAATACAGTAACTATAAGATCCATCTAACATACTGTTACGTATCTTTTCTGCTTTATCTGATTGCCAGTTTTCTGCAATATTGTTTGGATTACCTAAATCTACAGGTAACCAGTTAGGACAACACATATATGTCTTATGATCAAAGATCTCAGCAAACTCAAACGGTTGAGTGCATATCCAATCTTTTTTGTCCAATGCTTCCATTATATTAATGCTTGTTTTTTAGAAGGTTTGTACTTCATTACCTTTCTAGTTCCAACTTTAGTAAAAAACTTTTGAGGGTCTTTAATTTTTGATCTTATTTCTTGGAACCATTTTTGATACTGAGGGTTTACTTCTAGAAAATCTTCATCTCTACTATTATCTAGGTATACTGTATTTTTTAATAGCTGCATTTCTGCTTGTTCTCTATCTCCTGTGAAAGGTTGATTAATAAACTCTTTCCAACTTTTTAATCCATACTCTACTACGAATTTAAAATGAGGAGGTACAATATTGTCTCTATAGTCAGTAATCTTATCTATTAACTCCTTTTTTAAGTAGTCTGGAAGTAATCTAACATCGTAGAAGTCAGGTGTTGTTAATAAATTGTTTACGTTTACTTTATCTGGGTCTATATTAAGTTCTATTGCTACGTCTATTAACTCATGTATATAAAACATATTCAAAAGGCTAACAGTAGGTGAGAAATGTATCTCAATATCTCTTTTTCTACATTCTTTAATATTATTATATACTGAGCTCCATTTAGTTCCGTTTCTAATCACTTCTGCTAAAGTACCAACTGCATCTAGAGATGCAAATAAAGATATCTGCCCTTTCGGGTCATCTATAAAATGCTGCCATAACCCAAATAAGTCCCATTTTTTAAATTTAGTATGACTAAAGTTAGTATTATATCTCAGTCTAACATCGGTTCTACCAGCTTCTATTAATTTTTCTAATATAGTATAGTGTTCTTGCATTACCAGAGGTTCGCCACCGGCAAAATAGATCTCTTCCACATCCATAATGTGTTGATCTACAAGCCCAAACACATCCTCTTTACTCCTAGAGTTAAACTCTATAATACCGCTAGGATTATCTTTTCCTGTTGTTCCTTTATTCCAGTCCTTACCTGTATTGTCGTGATGTAGTTCTGCTGCTTCTTCTGACCACTTACTACTTGAGTATACTCCGCACATCCTACACTTAAAGTTACATATATTAGACCATCTAAAGTCCCAATACTTTAAGCTAAATTTATTAGAATGTCCAGTTTCTTCATTTGTTTCATCTAGTACTTCTTTTACTCTATTATCAAATAGAGAATTGTGTGTATATCTAGGACTATTTAATCCTTGATCTTCTATTAAGAAACATCTTGAACATAAATCAGGTCGTTCTCCATTCATCATTTGTGTACGAATCTCTGTCATCTTAGGTCCGTTGTAAATCTCTTGTAGAGTTTGGTCTTTAGTATTACCTATAGTATCCCCGTACGGTGCCATACAACATGGATATACATCACCATTTGGCTGTACGTTTAAATGAATCCAAGGAAGAATACAAAATGTATCTTTACTTTTTAACTTTGGGTGATCAATCATATTTTAGGTATTAAAACTGGTTGTAATGCTTCAATTAATTCTGGGAAAGTATCTCTTACTTTCTCTCTTCTCAATTCATCTACATTGTCTGTTACTTCTATAAAGATAGGAGCTTTACCGTTATACTCTGAATTATAAAACGTATCGTATAGTCTTTTATAGTAGTGATTAGGTATTAACCCTTTTATACTATCTAATTTTTTTCTTCTAACCTCTAACGGTAATATGTTTGGATTTTGATAATCAGGTGTTAATACGTAATTATCATTTATATAGTTCAACTTAGAGTGATCTTCAAAATCTTCTGCCATAATACCTTCTTTTACTAGGTACTGTGTTAATTCCTCTACATGTAGAAAGTTAAATGCACTTATAGTTTGATTTACTCCAAATGTAAAATCATACTCCTCTATAAATCTCTTTGTGTTTCTAATTGTTAAATCAAAATCACTTAAACTTCTAATATATTTATTTCGTTCAAATATATCATCAATACTAATATTAATATTAACATGCTTAAAATGTGTTAACCTGTCAAACATAGGCTTTAACTTATCAAAGTTATAGTTAGCATTAGTAATATACGAAATTGATACGTTCTTTGCAATGTCTTCTTTAATTAAAAGATCTAAAAGTATTTTATGCTTATCAACTAAGAAAGGCTCTCCTCCACTGATCTGTAACATATCCATATTAGGAGAAGACTTTAATATTTCAACATAGAAATCTATATCTTCTACCCAGTCGTAATCTGTATCTTCAGAGTTTTTTAAGCTATCGTAATTACTAGGTAGGGGAATTTTATTCCTTAATTTATAATAGTCATCAATCCATGAGGTAGATGATTCCGCATTACAGGATCTACATTTTAAATTACAGAAATTACCTAACCTTAACTCTAAGTTACGAATATCCGGTACAATAGTTCCGTCTGGGGATGTTATTGTAGAGTAGTCTACTTTATTTCTTATTTCTTCTCTCTGTCTTTTAGACTCACCTCCGTCAATCTCTACCTTACGGCAGGTATTACAAGGAGTCGGTACATCTCCGTTAAGCATATCCACTCGCATCTCTTTATACGAATCAGAATTAATTAACCTCTCTACTCCATCTCTAACATTAAGTGCTTTTGGGGTAAATTTCCCACCTACTTTATTTTTTGCTACTGATATGTTACTCTCCCAATCTACTGCACAGCAGGGTGAAGCATGCCCATGAGGGTGTATGCTTAAGTGTTCCCACATTAATGAGCAAAGCCAAGGTTCTTTTTTATCCATTCTTTAAACTATTATACCAGTTGTTAAATTCTTCAGGCATATAGTCTTCAATGGGTTTGTTTCTTCTAACTGCATACTGGTCTACAAAATTTATTAAATCATTTCGTTTTTTTGCAGTTGAGTCTACGTCTTCATACGACTTGTCAACCTTACGTAAATAAATAAGCAACCTTTTTAATTGATTACGCTCTAAGTCATTAATCCATTCTTTATTATTATCCATAACATCACTTATACGTGTTGCTAAAGTTTCTTTAATGTCTTGAGGTAACATTGCAACACTTTGGAATGATGGAAATCTTAATATATTAACCGACATAAAGAATGCATGTTTATCATTTTGTTCTTTTTTCCAATCTACTATCTGCTGTACAAACTTATCAACTGTCCAAATACCTAATAATGACACTGTCATCATAATATATACTCCATTAATATTTGGAGATGCAACGGCTTCTTTAACATTTTTTTCCCATAGGTCCCAGATAAAACCATCCCGTACAAATTCTTGATTCTTACCAATACATTCTGCTGATGTATAAATGTCGAACTTTTTAAACTTCTTTCCTGCATCTAGTAAACGTGCTAACCTTGTATCGTCCATTATCAAGTTACTATTAACTGCAAGGTTAAAAGGTTCTTGTTCACTCATATCAATTAACTTCCAGAATGAAGGGCTCCTTGAAGGTTCTCCTCCTGATACTCTAAGTTCATCTAACCCTCCTTTAATTTCTGGGTACCAATCAAAGAATCGTTTAACGTAAATGTTACCTTCGTTTTTATTACCGAATGGCATAGCAATAGATCCGTCTTGTCTATACGTTTTTCCACCATCAGTTTCCATGTTCTTATACTCTCCGTTAACAACAATATCTCTAGCCCAAGTTGAACTAAACTCTGAATTGCAGTATGAGCATGCTAAGTTACATAAGTTATCAAAGCATATTTCTAAAGTCTTAGGGTCTACATTCTTATCCCAAGGTATATCCTTTAGAGCTTCAATTTCTTCTTCTGTATATCTAGCTGTCTGATATACTCTATCACTATTAATTTCAGTTCCTTGAGTTTCATCTTCTACTTTCCAACAGTAACCGCATTCTTTAGGTCTTTCACCCTCTAACATCTTTTTACGTTGTTCTTTTTTGAACTTAGTGTTATGTAGTGCTGAAGGATCTGCTGCTAGTTCTGCTTTTGGAACAGGGTGTGCAAGTGGGTGATGACAAGATGCTGTTCTTCCATTACCTAACCATACAGATACGTTATACCACTTTGCTGCGCAAAACGATTTAGGCTGTATCTTCTTTATTAATTCGTTTGTTCTTTCGTAACTCGTTTTCATCCTAGTTGGTATAAAAAATTACAGTTTCCTGTTTTATCTACTGATTTATCGTGTACTAGGTCATTAAAATCGTGATGAGCTATAACCTTCTCTTTATCTGTTATCTTAAACTCATACATTATTATATCTGGTTTACTACTTTGATCGTCAACTATATGTTTATCTGTTCCAATAAAAAGTATTGGATCATCTACTACTGCTAGAGGTCTATTAGTTACTCCATATTCGTAAACAAGTTCATTTCTTAAAGGTTCTGTTTGTCTATATACCTTTAGTTCTGAGCCTATTTTATGCTCAAACGTCCATCTTTCTCTAGAACCGGGCTCAATAAATGTATCTGTTCCATACCATTCATCTTTATCGTCATGACCTACACCTATAAATATTCGCTTTTCAAAGATCGAGAGACCTGTATACTTAGGAACAATACAGAATATATCCTTTTGAAGATTCATATTATTACCTGTGTATTCAAACTCAACTTCAATCTTCCAGTTTTGGTCTCCCTGCAGTACACTTACTGCTGGTTTATCTAAAAAAGATGGTGCAATACTTTCAGGCCATAATGCCCATGGGTGTCTTCTACTTATACTGATCATACATCTCTTTTAGTTCAGGAAATATTTCTCCAAAGTTAGTTCCTTTTCTTTTATCGTTTTCTTTTATAAAGATAGCGAAATCTTTTCGATTTTTCTGTACATCAAAAGAATCTTTTCCTATTGCGTAATCGTATGTTCGTTTAATTTTCTGTATCTCTACATCTGTAAATCCGTAGTTTAAACGAGTCATTTTATTAGTCCCGTAATGAAGTGCTTTTTTTGCTGCTTCTAAAATTAACTCTTTATGTTCTGGATCTAGTATCTTTACGGAGAGATGAGGAGGCCACCTTATATATGCAGTATCTAACTGCACAGGTGTATACCAGTATCTTTCTGCATTTTGGTGTTTCTTTTTCATCTCCAAAACCTTATCTACTAAGTCCCCATATGTAAATACTGATAAAGCATTAAACGCTGCCATAATATTTACTGTTAGTTTAGGTATCTCTGTACATAGGTGGTCTATATTTTCCCAAAACTTATCATAACTCAAGCCCCATCTAGTATATTCTGCTTGTTTTCCAATTGCTTCTACTGAGGTAAAAATTATAAGCTCTCTTACTTTATTATTATTTACTAAGTCTTTAGCAATGGTGATCATTTTCTCAATTAACTTATCCGGTACTGCTAAATTTGTATTAATAGCTAATGATATGTTCGGGTTTTGTTCCCAATTTTCTTGAATATATTCTAATACTTTAAATGTGTCAGGAGAAAGTAAAGGTTCTCCTCCGGTTATTCTAAAGGTATGTAAATCGGGGTATAGATCTGGCCACCATTCCCAGAATGCTTCAATATAGGGATTATACTGCGTTTTCTTATATGGCATCTCCCCACGTTCTTTAATAAGCTCTATACTATTAAAGTCTGTTGATGTTTTATATGCTCCGTGTTTTTCTATCTCTTCTACCCATTTTGAAGAGTATTGAGGTCCACAGTAAGCACATTTTAAATTACATGTATTAGAAAAAGATACTTCTACATACCTAGGGTTATAATTATCTCTCCAATTTGAAGCTTTAATTTTTTCCATCTGATCTAACGACCAAGGTTCAGCTGATTTAAAAGTTCTATCTGAGAATGAATTAGAGTTATCTTCTACATTCCAGCAATAGTTACATTCAGAAGGCCGTTTACCTTCAAGCATTTCTTTTCTTTTTTCTTTCTTATACCTAGTATTATGTAGAGCAGATGGATTTCTTTTTAACTCTGCTAATGGTATTTTGTGAGGCACAGGGTGATGACATGAATGTGTCATTCCTGTAGCTAAATGTAGAGTTACTTGTGTCCACTTTGCTAAACACATTCCGCAACCGGTTTTGTTTAGTTCCTTCCTTACTTCGGCATATTGGTTGCTCATAACTTAATATTAATTAGTTTTGCCCATGGAGTAAGAATAGTCTCATCCACAAATTCATACTTTAATGTACTTATACCATCGTTTTTGTAGTCAACTTTTCCTTGTTGCATTTGAAGTACATACCTTTCTTCATTTTTAGCAGTATTCTTCTTTTTAAATACCCCTCCTACGATTCCTTCATCTTCGTGAGGTAAACATCTCATCTTACCTTCTCTTCTATGAGGTAAAATTGAGTTAGGTATAACTATATCTTCTTGACATACCTCTGTATTAATTTTTTCATAAGTACTCTCATCTGAGAAGTCTTCGTTTATAATTAGTCCTTCTGTAGGTAGCTGTGTATGTACGTTTGATACTTCTTCTGAAGATAATGCTCTATCCCATACTATTACTTTAGCTATATCCCCCTTAAAGTACTTAATACTGCTTGACTCATCTTCAGATGGTGTGTGCCCTAGGTAGAGTTTATCTATATTATACTTTTTTAACCGTCCCGTATATTTTAACGGAGATGGGCTACCGTGTCCTGCTAAAGAATCTACTTCTGTACCGTTTAAATAAAAATGTCCTAATTTATCTTGATCATCTAGTACAACTGTTACCCAGCTCCATTGGTGATCATATCTTTTTAACCACATATAGTGGTGTTGATTAAAAGAGTTCCAAAAGGTCATTGATACTGCTCTGCTATTATTAAAAGATATTCCGTAATCATATCCAGGTACTCTCAAGATTGGGTATTCTATGTACTTTCTTTCTCTACTCCCGATTAAAAATATAGGATTCTTATCAGGCATTTGAAATGCTCTTGTTAGTACTGAGATAGTATGGGACTTTCTACTAAAATTTTTATGTTGTTCCGGGACTGGTATAAATGCTTTAGAATCTTGTCCGTTAAACCTAATAAAATTCTTATGCTCTTCAGTATCTAAGTAAGTGTCTTTTGTAAGGCCTTCTAGATGGCATCTCCAAAATAAATCATCATCTTCCATTCCCCAGTCCCAGTAGTTATTGGAATATCCGTTTGTCTGTTCTAAATGTTCTTTACTAAATAAAACTGCTCCACCGAAATACTCATGGTACTTAAGCATGTAGTCCATTTGTGATATCTTAGTTGCTATATGACGTGGTCCTTCTTCTGGAAAGCTATAGTCTGCTAATCCTCCTGGTTCTGGTATCATATCAATATCATGCCAAACTATATAATCACACCCTTCTTCTAATGCATGTTTTGCTGCTATATTTTTAGTAGCACCTCGATTAAAGAGTTTATCATCTGTTTGATGTGCAAAATACATTTGAAAATCTATACCTGCATCTTTTAAATACTTGCCGACTTTAGGTACAAACTCATTTAAATGTAATTCCCTATCTCTATAAGGTACGCAAACTCCTAATTTCATGTCAATGCTACTTTTAAGTGGTGTATATTCTGAGTACTTTCCTCCTCTAGTGGTGTATAGTGAAGGTTATTTAATCCGTCATTTTCCCCTGTATACTTTTTATCGTAGAAACTTTTATAGTATCTAATCTGATTCTCTCGGCTTTGCCAAGTTTTCCAATACCCATCTGTATACCCGTTTTCATCGTGTTTTAATGCTGAAAATACTCCTGGTCTTCTATTGGGTACCTTTACTACAGTCTCTTCCCCTGTTTCAAGTATTCTAGAAACTGTATTAAAACATGTTCCGTGATGTTCATTCCCAGATAAATCTATTAACTGTTTTCCCCTTACAAATTTAGTATCGTAATATAGGTCCGGTTCTTTAATTAGACACCTATTAGATATCTCAAGTAAACTATAATCTTTATTATTTGCTATGTTTTTTATAGCTGTATGATCTAATACCTCTTTCCATATAGTAAAAGTTGATACTGTACCGGCAAAATAATTCGGTTTTTCTTCTCGTTCAGGATCACCTACTCCAAGGTACATATACTTACTAGGTAGAGCCATTGCTTTATCGTATAACTTTGTACCTACTCTATCTCCATTTAAGTAAAATCTAACTCTCCTACCTTCCGGTTCCACACTAAAAACTATAGTAGCATTATAACTTGCTGGAGGAGTATGATCTGTTGTTATGCTCATAGAGCTTAAATCTTTTTTCCAAAACTGGTAAGAGAAGTTTCTAAAAGAGTTATAAATTAACGCTGTATCACGTCCTGGTATTGAAAAAATTGAAAATACATCAGTTACTAGGTCGGGATCAGTTTTTATATTGTCAACTGTAAAATCTACAGATATAGTATAACTCCGATTAGCATTCAATATATTAGGAACTGCTACAAAAGAGTCTTTTCCGTTAAAACTTAAACTTGTTCTAGTCTGTTGTTTTTGAATTACTACCTTATCCTTAAGTTCTACATTATGTTTAATACATCTCAACATTAAGTCATCATCTTCAAATCCCCAGCCGTAGTATGTATTAGAATACCCGTTTACCGTTTCAAAGATACTAACTGGGAATAGTGTTGCTCCTCCAAAATATTCATCAAAGTTAACCCTACTGAATCCTTTCGGTAAGTTTAACTCTCCTATTAGATGCTGCACGCTTTCTGAATATGAGTAGTCTACTTTTTCAGGTATTAAGTCAATATCGTGAAATACTACATAATCACAATTTAACCTAGTTGCTTTTATAAAGCCGATATTTAATAATTTGCCCCTATTAAAATCATTATCATCTTCTTGTTCGACTATAATAATTTCATAGTCTAAATTCCTTAAAGTGCTTACCATAGCTTCTTTAAAGGTCTCTAACTGTTCAGATCGATCTCGATAAGGTACAATTATTCCTAATTTATGCATCTTTTTCTTCAGTATCTGGAGCTTTTGGAACTATCTTATGAAATTCAGATAAATAAAACTGGATTCTATCATTCCACTCGTCTTTATCTATTTCTTCGAACCAAAGTGCTAACGCATCAACTGAGTTTGCTATTTTTTCTAAAGCTTTAAGTTTTCTTTCTTCAAAGATTTGTGATTCTACAGGACTTAATTTTCCACTCATATTTTAATTATTTGTTGTTTAACGTTTTCCCAGTGTGGGTAGTCTACATAGTCAATATAAGAAGTTTCTTGCAGCTTTTCAACTAAATACTCCTTTTTATTAATATCTATCTTCCAATTTTCATTTGCTATAGAATTATACATTAATTGATATTCATCTGAGAATGAGTAGTTGGTTTTGATGTCAGCTACCTTCTTTATTCGATCTACGCATGTAGAGTCCCATTTAAAATGATGTACCTGTGTAAAACATTCATCTATTGGCATTCTCTTAGGGTGTTTTGAACCCCAACTGTTAGTTCCATCTTCAAAAGATGCGTAATGCTGTCCAGGCGTTACTTTTTGGTATCCTTTCATAAGGGTTACTTTATTAGGACATGCTCCAGACATTGGATATCTAAAGAATCCTGCTAAAGGAAAGGACCTGTGTAGATTCGTTTCTCTCCCTACTATGGGGAAAGTACCATCTTTGCCTATCCTATCTATGAAACCTCCTGTGACAAAGTCATACCCATGTCTTTCACATGTATCTATGATGTCTTCAAGTGGTTTTGGGTATACCTGTAATTCATCGTCATCTGTTACTATCCACCAGTCGTTTGGTTTAAGTAACTTAACTGTATTATATATATCTGTTACTCTAGTCCAATTGTATTTAGGTTCGGTTACTACCCAATAGGGTGTTATACCTAGGTTTTCTACTTCTTCAAGTATTTTATCATTATCTGACTGTCTGTACACTACAACATATACCTTATCTACTATACTCTCATAATGTTTTAACATATGAGGTAGTATGTGTGTATTTTCCCCTACGACTGTTACTAGATTAAGCACGTTGTAAAAGTGTTATTCCTGTTGAGGATGGTTTATTAGGCAACTGCCCTGTATTGAAGAAATTAAATTGTTTCCATTCTGAGTTTATTTCTTCTAATAGTCTAGATGGCCCTTCAAAAGGTATGTAATCTTTTTTAGCATCTTCTGAGATTATTAATTCATCTTCGAATTTACGATCTGTATCGTGAATTGAAATCATCCCGTTTGGTTTTAGTAGTTTTGAGTATAGATCAAAATCTAACTTAACATCTTCGTATGAGTGACCTGCGTCTATGTGTATGAAGTCTGCTTTAATATCCTGTTTAACAAAGAAGTTGTAATAAGCATTCTCTGTAGTCTCTTTTATGTACCGGGGATAAAAAGTGGATCTAAAAAAAGAGTCGTCCTCTAAGTAATCAACTACGCCGCCAATTCCGTTCGCAGCATCGACAAGGTATGTTACACCTATATCACCCCAGTTATAGTCTCTATCGCCTTCAAATATACCTTGATCATATAAATCAAGTCTAGCCTGTGTTAGTATACGGGGTACAAAGCCTCCTCCTGATCCTAAACAAATTATAGTCTTGTAGCGCATTAACTGTACTATCGAGTAAAGTAGTAATCCATCTCCTAAGTGATTATCTGTAGCTCCATGAGTCCACCTATACGGAACCGGTTCATATGCAGTTACTACAGTACCGTCAGCTCCAATAGTCTCCTTTTTATTGTTAGTAATATACTGAGATATCCATTCCTTATTTGTAATCATTATCTTTTAGGTATAAATGAGACATCTAATTTACGAATATTTATGCAATTCTCCAACAATTTACACTCTTCTTCATATCCGAGCACTGTATTACCGGCAATTATAAACTTCTTCTCTGGACCATAATGTTTAAAGTATAATTCTGATTCAGGGAAATTCCATATACCTTTGTCATGGTGTTCACCCCAATCCCATTTAACACAATCCCAATATGTTGATATAATACTCTTATACTTAATTTTCTTTGTATCTAAAATATTACGTAAAAGTAACTGCTCTGCAAAAATAAGATATTGAGAGTTAGGTACTTTCATTTCTGTAAACTCTTCCATTAAACCTAAGCATTCGTTTGCATAGTACTGTAGTATAGAGGGTTCCGGAAAATATAGAAAAGATACGTTAAGAGAGTCTTGTTGCCATCTTACTTTCTTTTTTAATCTTCTAACAAAGGGATCTATATTACCGGGGTAGTAGCCTTTTCCTGTTTCTAGGTTTGCTACTATTATATCGTCTTTTAAGTACTTCTCAAATGGTTTAAATACTAATGTATCATTATCCATTATAATACAGGGCTCTGTTTGTTCTGAAAGTACTTTTACTTTATTACAGGCCCAGAAGATTTTACGGTCTATATTTAATGTATGTCTGTAGGTATTGACTTCATCGAACATAATAAGACCCCCTGTTTTTTCGACTATGTCTTTTGTCAGGGGATCGCAATAAAATACCAGATGGTGTTCGGGGTGGTTCTTTTTCCAAAGAGTAACTGAGGAGAGTAATAGCAGAATGTTAAACCTACTATAAAAACCCTCATCACCGTGGATGTTTTCTAAAACCCAAATTACTCTCAAAACCTTTTAATTTTTAGTTATTATGCGTGAGCATCAATAAAGTGTGCGTATATAGCTGTCTTGTCTGTAAAAGTAGATGCAGTAAGTGTAATAGTTCCTGATATTGTAGGTTCGTTATAATCTACTAAAAGGTTTCCTCCTCCATTATCTGCATCATAAAAACCTGCTAAATATCGAGGGTATACAGCAGTTGCTGTTACTGTTACTGATGATACTGAATCAAAGTTAACATTCTTTAATGTAAAACTAGCTGCAGCTGCTTCTGCGTATCCTGCTGTTACTGCTACAGTTCCTGCTGCTCCTGATTTTGATACAGTGCCGTAAAGAAAATTATTTCCTCTAAGCTCTGAGCATTGGTGTGGTGCTGTGTCTGCTGGCTGAAGGTTATTCATTACATTATCTAATGATATGTTTGAGTTACCCTCGTTTTCTGCTGTTGACCATGCATCAAAGGTTGAAAAGTTTACTGCTGATGAAGCTCCGTATGAGTATACTGCCATGTTCTAATTATTAATTATGTTATCTATTGGTACTATTTTTCCTAATTCATCTCTTAAGTAAGTGTAACAGTACTTAGGTAAATTACCTAGAATGCTATTGTCAACTACTTTCTTTATTTTAGCAACTGTATCAACTTGTACCTCTTTTGTAATCTTTACTTTTCTAGTCTTGGTAATCTCATTACCTTCACTATCAAAAGATATATACGGTACATCCTCTACAGTTGTTTGCTCTTCCATTATGGGTATATCTACTGATTGCTCATTAGCCATATCCAGTTGAAAAAACGTCGGTAGCTCTACTTCAATTCCATCACTATCAGGAGTTGGGTAGTACACCGCCTTATTTGAAAGAATCCCTCTTGCTTGATTGAGTGAGTCCTCTAAATAAGTTCTATTAAAGTCCTGTGCATGTTTAGCTGAAAGCCAATATGTTACAGAGAACTTTAATTTACTTGAAACCTTGTCGACTCTATATGTATCGATTCTCACATAAGCTTCCTTAGTTGGTCCTGCGATACATTCTAGGTCTACATTTAATTGTAACCCCATTTCTGTTTTTTTATTACTTACTTAATTCATCAACCTTAGCTGATAATTCTTTTACTGCTTCTATTAGTAAACCTGTTATCTGTGCGTAGTTAACAGATTTGATTCCTTCACTATCTGTTAGTACTAACTCTGGTAATACAGTTTCTAATTCCTGTGCTATTACACCTATGCTTCTTTTCTCATCTGCTATTCTTGTAAACTCTACTCCTCTAAGTGCTTTTGTTTTATCTAAAGCTCCTTCGATTGTGCTTACATCTTTCTTTAAAGATTCATCAGAGTATGCAGTAATGTCTCCAGTTGCTGTGAATGAACCAGCTAATGCTTGTCCTCCGTTAGATAGTAATCTTACATTATCATGTGCCCAATTAGAACTAATCGATGTTGTTGTAGCTCCATCTACTGGAGTATCATGAATAGCTCTTTGAGTATTTGTATCCGTATTTGTTGTATAAGAAGGTAATCCAAATGTACCATCATGTTTTAAGAAGTGTCCTGCTGTTCCTGCTGCTGGTACAACTCCGCTGTTACCGGTCCCTACTTTAGTTCTTATTTCGGCTGCAGAATTCTGAGTGTTTGTATCTGTATTTGTTGTATAAGAAGGTAATCCAAATGTACCATCATGCTTTAAGAAGTGTCCTGCTGTTCCTGCTGATGGAACAAAATTACTATTTCCTGTTCCTACTAAAGTTCTAATTTGTGCTGCTGTTTGATCAGCTGTTGCTGAAGCTTCAATACCATCAAGTTTATCATGATGAGTAGTACTCATTAAACCGGCTATAGTAGCTGTTGCTTCTCCTATTACTACGTTATCTCCATCTGAAGAATTTATTGTTATTTGGCCAGTTGCTGTTGTTGCAGATAAGTTAGTTGATACGTTATGATTAACATCAGTTGCTTTAGCATTGTTAGCAACATGCTCATCAAATATTGTTTTAGACATTAAACCAGATACTGATGTTGTAGCGATTGGTATGATTGCATCAGTACCATCTGATGAAACTATTGTTCTAGCTCCAGTCGTTCCGGTAATACTTAAGTTGGTTGTAACGTTCTCTGTTACTGTAACTACTCCTGTACCTCCATTAACACTTGCTACTGCATCTGTTGGTGTTGCTAGTAAGGTAAAGTCATTCATATTCCCTGCAGAACCTCCGTTGTGCATATATGTTTTACCTTCATCAGTTCTAACTACTACATCTCCTTCTTCAGTTGTTAAAGCTAAGTGTGCTGTTTGGTCTGCTGCTGTCTGTACTGTTGTTAATGCTGTTGCAGCCATATTACCAACTGGTAATGTTCCTGTTACATCTGTTGTTAAGTCAATTGCGTTCCTAGTAAGTACTTGTCCACTTAGAGTAACATAGTCTAATGAACCTCCTAAACTAACATTAGTTGAATTATCTGTTCCTGCTGTATCTACTCCTATATTAGATCGAATAGTACCTTTGTCACCGCTTGATATGTCTGTTTTAGCAACTACTGCTGCTATTATTTCGTCGTTTGTTTGGTCTGCAGTTGCACTTGCTTCAATTGCATTTAATTTACTATGATCTGCATCAGTAAATGTATTTGAATCAGATGCTGCTTCTACAGCAGCTTTTATTTCGTCATTTGTTTGATCTGCTGTTGCTGATCCTTCTATTGC